GCTGTGGACAAAGGTGTGCAAATCATGGTGGGTGGCCGTGCACGTGGTCAAGGCATCACACCGCTAGTTACTCTGGTGCAAAAGAACGCAGCTGGCGCAATGTTTAGCCAGGCAGGCTCTAAAAACAACAGCGATTTTTCGCGCTTGCTCACTAACACTTTTGGCAAACCCCAGCGCGGGCTGTGGCGATCACGTGCGTTCATTGCAGAGCAAGGCACCGCTGACATTATGAAAGCTGTTGATGAAGTTATCGCAGACGCTAATCGAGCATTAAAAGCAAGGACATCTGGCTAATGGCTATCTACCTACCAATCGTTACGCAATTTAATCCGAAGGGATTAAAAGAAGCCGAGAAGGGCTTTAAGGATTTAGAAGGCGCGCAAGCCAAAGCCAAGTATGCGCTCGGCAAAGCCAACAAATATGCAGCCGTAGCGCTTGGCGGTTTAACTGCCGCACTTGGTGATGCTGTTAAGGGCGCAATGGAAGATGAGCAGGCACAGGCCATGTTGGCGCGTCAGCTACAAAAAACCACTGCAGCCACTGATGCACAAATTGCAGGCGTCGAGTCCTACATAACTCAGCAAGGAAAACTTAAAGGCGTTACTGATGATGAGTTACGCCCGGCACTTGCTGGACTTGTCAGAGCCACGATGGACATTGACGAAGCCCAGAAAGCCGCCAACTTGTCTATGGACATTGCAGCCGCTAAAGGGATAAGCCTTGAGACAGTTACTAAGGCTATGGAAAAGGCGTATGGCGGCAACATGACCGCCCTAGCAAAACTGTCACCAGAGCTACGCCAGATGATTAAAGACGGCGCAAGCATGGAAGAAGTTATGGCCGAGATGGCTGTTACTTTTGGCGGTGCCGCTACTGACTCTGCCAACACTGCTGCAGGCTCGATGAAGCGTTTAGGCGTTGCACTCGGTGAAGCTAAGGAAGGTGTAGGCGCTGCACTGTTGCCAATCCTTGAAAAGGCTTTGCCGGTCTTGCAATCGTTCGCCACATGGGCACAAGACAACCCAACACTAATCACTGCTGTCGCTGTTGCTTTTGGTGCTTTAGCAGCTGCAGTTGTACTGGTTAATGCGGCCATGGCCCTTAACCCTGCCGTACTAATTACTGCTGGCATTGTTGCTTTAGGTGTTGCCCTAGTTGCGGCCTACAAAAAGTTTGACACTTTCCGCACTGTAGTTAATGCAGTAATCAACCAAGTAGCCAGCAACTTTGAGTTCATGGCCAACGCGTTTATCACAATGATTAACGTAGTTATTAAGGGCATCAACCTGATTAAGCCAGGCAAAGACATCGGCTCACTCGGGCAGATCAGCATTGGCAGGCTCGGTGGTGAAGGTAGTGCATCTGGTGGCGCTAACCCTGCAGGACTTGACTATAAAGCCATGGCTACGGGTGGCATTGTTACTAGCCCTACCTTTGCCCTTATTGGCGAGGCAGGCCCAGAAGCTGTTATTCCGTTGTCTAAGGCTGGTGGCATGGGTATGAACATCACAGTGAACGCTGGGCTAGTTGCTACACCAGACCAAGTAGGTCAGGACATTATTGCTGCCATTCAAAAGGCACAGCGTCGTAGCGGAACGGTATTTGCCCCAGCATGAGTGTCCCTACAATGCAGGTGCTGGTGGGCTTTCAGAGCACTACTGGCTTCGGCACACCTTTTCAATTAAACGATGCTTTCTATGGTGTTCTCAACACTGCAGGCAGAGGCACGTTAGGTGGTTTGACCTTTGTTGATTTGACCAGTCTTGTAGAGAATGTCAGCATTACACGTGGCCGTTCACGCCAGTTAGACCAGTTTAATGCTGGCACTGCTGTTATTGCTTTTGACAACGCCAGCCAAATACTTAATCCAAGTAACACGGCAAGCCCTTACTACCCGTTTGTGTTGCCTAGGTGCCCGGTACAAATACTGGCTAACGGCATACCGATTTACACCGGGCTAATTACTGACTGGAACCTTGACTACGACATCAGTAACCAAGACATGATGTACGCGTCATGCTCAGACAACTTCACAGTGCTTGCTAACCAATCATTAAACGCTGTGACCCCATCAGCGCAAGCCACAGGTGCACGTATTAACGCAGTGCTGGACTTGCCAGAGATTAACTACCAAGGCGCTCGATCTATTGACACAGGCTCATCTACCCTTGGCGCTTTCGCTATCAGCCAGGACACTAACTGTCTTAACTATCTGCAGCTTGTAAACACAAGCGAGCAGGGCTATCTCTTTATGAGCGCTAATGGCACGCTGACTTTTAAGGGTAGGTCTAGTGTTCTGAACCCAGTAGCTGGCGCTACTTTTAACACCAACGGCACAGGCATTAGGTACCAGTCGCTCATTAACCAATTTGGTGACGAGTTGCTATACAACTACATAGTGACCCAATCGCCAGCAGGGGCAAAACAAGAAACCAGCGATTCGGCCAGCATTGCGCTTTATCAGGCTCAGCAGTATTCACTGACGGACTTGCTTAACAGCACTACCACAGAGGTTGCTGGCCTTGGTAACTATCTGTTGGGTAAGTACAAAAACCCGGTGTTGAGGTTTACAGGGCTATCTACCGAGATGTCGGCGCTATCGGCCACTGATCAGAACATTGTGCTGGGGCTTGACATGACCAGTATCTGCACTGTGGTTAAAAACTTTGTGGTGGGCACCCCAGCGACTGAGACACAGACCCTGATTGTGTCTGGCATTAGCCACAACATCACACCTGGCAGCCATATTGTTTCGTACACTTTTGAGAGTACGGATGGCAACCAATACCTAACCCTTAACGATGCAATCTTCGGAACGCTCGATAACAATCTTTTAAGTTTCTAAAGGAGACACAACATGGCAATAGCACCAAACATCCCACCGTTCGTCAGTGGGGCAATATTAACCGCAGCGCAAATGACCGCCCTGCCTATGGGAGTGCAGGCAATTGACGAGCCGACATCCAATATCCTGTTTGGTGCTGAAACAGTGGCGGCAACTACGGGAAGTTTTACGGCAGTGGCAAACCGTTACTATCGAATCACATATTTTGAGCCCAAAATGCCTTATGTGCAAGCAGGCAACAATACAATCATGCGAATCAGATTGACAAACGTAACTGGCACTGTTTATCAAACTTCAACAGTTACAAATCAAGACGGTGGGGCTAACGCATTTGGGCCAACCATGTGCCAAACAGTTACAACATTTACCGCAGGTACTGTTGTCATTGTTGGAACTTTAGACTCGCCGGGTCTTGCTGTTACCGCCCAGCGGTCTGCTACTTCACCTGCTTTGCTTCTTGTTGAGGATATCGGCGGCGCATAATGCGAAAAAGCCTGATTCTATTGGTGATTTGTGCATCGCTGACCGCTTGCGCAGACCGTGAACGCCTCAACTGCCCACCAACCAAAAACAAAGCCCTTTCGAGCGTCACCGATACAACCCCCAGCGAAACCACAAACGCACCCCGATACGGAACAGGAGCCAAATGCCGATGAAACCACAAAACAGACTAGGCAACGAAGAAATCAAAGCGCGCATCGTTTTGATTGTTGCAATCGGTTTAACAATCTCATTCGTAGGTTCAGTATTCACAATTTTGTACGGATTGCTATTCGTGACCCAGCCTGAAAAAATGGCCGAATTGGACTCAGCCCAGATAAACGTCTTGAGTTATATGCTTTCCACACTGGCTGGCGGTTTGATAGGCGTATTGGCAGGTAATGGTTTGAAGGACAAACCAAAAGAACCACCAGCACCATGAAATACACCGGGTACGACAAAACTGCCACAGCCAAAATGGCAGGCACCGAAAAGTTTGTTGATCTTTGTAATCGCCGTTGGGGGTTTACAAACCTAGGCACGCTCGTGGTCAGGCAGATGCGATCTGGTCAGGGCATGAGTGTCCATTCGACTGCTCGTGGGATGGACTTGGGCTTTCCTGACACAAAAGAGGGGCGCGCTGCAGCTGTGCAGGCAATGCTTTGGTTTGTTAAGTATTACAAAGAGCTAGGCATTGAAGAAGTGCACGACTACGGCGGTCTCATTAACGGCACGTGGCAGGGCTGGCGCTGTAACAGAAACGGCAAGCCAGGCTGGAAGAAGTGGACTGATACCGACAATGGTGGGTCAAAAAACGGGCGCTGGATCCATGTAGAACTTGCCCCACAATCGAATGGTGGCCACGCTGAGGATGGCGTAGCCCTAGAGGCTGCATGGCGCGCATTGCCTAAGCCATAAGGATTCCCAGACACTGTTTGAGCAGTGCTGGGGCTAGGTGGTGGGTACTTTGTTTCCATTGGGTATCCACCACCGACTTTCTAAATTGTGTAAAGTAACCACCGCTACTCAAATAGCAGAAAGTCAGAG